CGGAGGCTTCAGAATAAGCCTGCCCTCTATGTGTTACTGAGTTTGGAGTATCAGTATCAACACCTATAAAAATACGCTTTGTGCCACCGCCAGTGTTCCAAAATGGGTTCATTGTTATTCTGTAAACACCTGTTGTTGGTACTGTAAATCTACGAGTTGATGAGTTGTAAGTAATTCCACGACTAACCCAGAAATCATCAAAAGGCACGAGTTGCCCTGAAGTTATGTTTCCAGAAGAACCTATTTGCCCAGAGATAATTGGCTGACTTGTTTTTAGCACCGTTCCTGTAAAAGTAGGAGAAACAGAATTGACATTTACCCAAGCAGAACCAGTGTAATACTGAGTCACATCAGTATCTTTAAGGAATGACACCATCCCCTCAGCAGGCACAGGCAAAGCAGAACTCCTAGCCGCGCTAGAAGCAAACACCATCACACTCTGTTGCATCAAATAAGTATTCACCTCATCAGAAGTCAACGACGACGGCGTAAAACTCTTGTAACCCGTACCAGCCATCAGAAACCCAGAATATCCGTTGAATCAAGAGCAGAACCCTCAAAATAATTATTCAAATCAGCCAAAGTAAAAGTACCAATCTGACTTGTGTTCGCATCCACAAAAGGCGCGAGCGTCGCGTCAATTACACGGAAAGGATAAACAGCATCCGATTCACCAAATCGGAAATAAGGGCGCTCCACATTTGGATATGGACTGTAAACAACATCACGGTCGCCTAAAGGAGTTTCAAAAAGAAACCCAGTAAACCACCATTCAGAGTTTGCTTTTGCATTAGTTATTTCTATCTGAATCTGCACAAACGCACTGTTGGCAGGAGCAGTACCAGTGACAAAAGCCTTCCCCGTGTCGCGGTCAGGATAAATGTAGTCACCATAATCTGTTTGCAACAAAGTCCCAGTATCGGTTTTGAAAGTGACCTTAATTCTAAGTGTCTCGCTGTAGTCCACGATTCCGACTGCGTAATAATAGTCAAACTGGGCAAAATAATACCCATTAAGTTTGCTTCCATTGGCTATTGCTAAACCATCAAAAGAAGTGGACATCTCTTCAGTAGCAATGAGAGTTATGTTATTAGGTCCAAATTGCGCTGGAGTATTGGCAGAAAAAGTAATCTTATTTCTTTGAAGCCCGTCGTAACCAAAGTATTCGTCAAAACCAAAAGCCGCCATAATTCCAGTAGCGGTCGTGATTACATGCGGTGGAGAAGGTTGTGTATATGGTGGTTGCGGAGGCGCAATGACTCCCATATTCAAAAGGTTTTGCATAAGATTCTTTTTTTCACCCCAAGAATAACCACCTGAAAAAACCTGTGCATAACCAAAATTATTTAACGGGTCGCCATTAGTGGTAGCAGTAGAGTCAAACAAAACAAAATCAGAAAAAAGATACCCGTCACCAACTGTATTGGTAGAAATAGCGTGAATTTTTGGTCTGAGATATGCCGCCCCTGCGGGCGCTACAGCAGTGTCGGAAAGCACTTTCCATCCAGTGTTGTTGTCGGCAGTAGAAAGCGTTTGCACGGCTGAACCCGTCACCGTAGAAATCAAAGCCAAAGAAGAGTCATACCAAAGCCAATCTATTCTTAATTGTCTTGAACCATTGATTTGAAACTTATACCAACAATAAAACTTGTAGGTATTGCCCACAGTAACAGCAGACATATAAGAAGTGCGAGCAGTAAGGCTCATCGCTCCACTGCTACTAATTCTTTCAATGCTTATCGCATCAACACTTCTGCGCCCGTTGCCTGCTTCAATGGCGCTTCCCCCGCCAGAACTAACCCACTCGGCACCCGACATGGTTTGAGTGCCTTGACCCGTAAACCGATTAACGAATGTTTCCTGCTCCGTGTAGCCACCCAGAATAAAAAACGAATTCACTGGGCGTGCCGACGCGTACACACTAAACACATACTTATCGGGCGTGATGTTGTGTTTAACCTGCAAAACAGTCAAATACTCTTCAACGGGGTCGCCCACACCTTGAGGCAAACGACTCACAGCAATCAAATCACCAATTTCCATGAGAGATAGTTGTTGCGCCTGATACTTGTTGACAGGCATCACCGTCATCTCTTTAATCCGCAAAATAGGGTCTTTATAGATGTTGGTCAACGCCTCAGACATGTCATACGCATCGCTGACCTCGGAAAGCAAGGTGTCAATAGTCAGGCTTTTCTTCCCCACAGCATTAACAGAAGTGCTATCTTCATACGAACCTTGACTGCCACTGCCCACAGCAACTTGCGTGAAGTTGGCTAGTTGGGCATCGTCAAACTCAAAACCAAAGTTTGTGTACCCAATATAAAACTCCCCCTGCGGGTCCTCCCTGTCCGCTGGCAAATAGTTTGGATTGTCAGTAAAGGTCATGCGAGGCAAACCGATGAGGGTCTGGGCAATGGCGTAGCGAGGCAGAAAAGTCAGTTTTCCATAGTTTGAGGTAAACAAGAAACCTTGTTCTGTTCTGGCAACATCTTGAAGGGATTGAAGCAAAGTTTTTCCAGCAAAATTTAATTCCAAGCATTGACCTAAATACTCGGCTTCCGTTTCTACATCTGTTTGGTTTGCTACATCAAACGATGACAAAGCACACAAAAGAAAAAACCTGTCGTATGTGCTCATCAGGGCTTGGTTGACGCCTGCCCCATACAAAATCCGAGGGTATAAAGACGGTGTTTCGCTGTTCCACAACGCCACAGTAGGAAGTGCGCTTGACAAAAAGAAAACCCAGTCTTGAGCGTAAAAAGTGTAGTAGAGACTGTCAAAGGTTATTGCATCTGACGACTGGACTACTGATGCTGTTGAAAAACCTGTACTGTCAACTCCATCTATATAAATTGATGAAAGATTGCTAGTCGCATTGTAATAAAACATGATATGGCGAGACACACCATCATCAACGACAGTGGTTGTTTCTGCTATGCGAGTGCCACTGGCATTGTAAAGAATGATACAACCAAGGTTGCTTAGACCTACTTGAAACTGACCTACTGTTACTATTGCTCCTGAAGTTAGCCCTTGATAATTTGTTGAACTTGGTGCAATAGAAATCCACCCTCCAAATGCTATTGATGTATGAGAAGGGGTCAATGTCACGGCATGAGTAACTTGCGTTCTGTATGACGCGCTTACAGTAGGACCAACAAAATACGAAGATGTCCCATTAAGTTCTGGCGACAACTCAGGACCAATATGGCTCACCGTGCTTGGGATTACACCACCGCCAGCGCCGAGAGAGCAATACGCATTGGTTGTTCCGCCCGTGTCATAAACCGTGTCGGCTTGTTGAAGAAAATCTCCAAACCTAAAAAACTTTGATGCCGCACTCGGAGGTCCACCAACATAACCAGTTTGAAAAAGAGACATCACTATTCCCTTGGACGCATCGGTCGGCAAGTCAATCTGGCTCATAATCGCCGTCAAGTCATAACACTCAATTACACAAGTAGCGTCAACACCGTATTGACCAAACGATTGGGGCCATCCTGAGATAAAACCACTGAATATAGGCAAACCCATACTGTTGGCGATTGCTGTTATTTTGATTCTCGTCCTCGGAAGCAAGTCTCCAAAATATGGTCCGTCCACATACGAAGGGTCAAATCTTCTATCCCTGTTATCTAGCGTTATTGTTGCTTGACCAGCAGAAAAATCTTGCAAGTCGTCAGTTTTCCCGCGAGTAATACTAATATCGCGAACATAAGTAGAAATCTCGGTGTACACGCCTGTTGGGTCAATCGTGCTAATTCCAAAACCTACATCAACTTGAAACGCGAGGGCTTGGTTAGAAGGGTGAGCAAAACCTTGAGAGTAATGAGTCATTACTGAACCCTAACTGGGAGTGCGCCGTTGCGCCGTTGCCATGCAATTAACTCGTTCACAATTTCTTGACCTACCTGCGCGCCGTTCGTTCCCATTCCTGCCGTAACAGTTAGGTAGATATTAGTCTCTCCCTTGCCTCCAACCATGTCGCCTAATTTGGACAAAGGAATGATTGCTTCTGACTCGCCACCTTCGCCCACCAAACCGATTGTTGGCTTATTTACGATGCCTCCCGTGGCGAAAGTAGCCAAACCACCAACAGAAATACCAGCAAACATGTCGCCAAAGTCAATCCCAGACCAATCAAAGTTCGCGAAATCGGGCATCACGGCTGGAGCAACCACAACAGGAGGAGGTGCAGGGTTGCTGAAGGCAGGTCCACTGAACCCAGCCAGTCCGCCGATGTCGCGCGAAATCTGGTCAGCAATATCAGGAGGCAAAGTAAACACAAAATCAGGAGGCAAAGTAATTACCAAATCAGGAGGCAAAGTAAGAACAGGAGCCGTGTAAGTCGTATCCATAATCGGCGTCTTAATATCGGGTCCAGGTTGTGTAACCTTGTTCGCATCAATGACCGCTTGGTCAAGAACCTTCTTCAGTTCTGGCTCCGTCATCTTGTCAATTTTCGGCTTCAACTCCTTCCATTTGGCGTCTAAACCGTCATAAATGGCTTGAGCAAAAGCAATACCAGCGTCGTAATACTTCTTTGCCGCCGCCTGAGAAGCAGAACCCGCCGCATTCTCAAGAGCCGTCTGAATCGCGTTCGTCTGAGCAATCGCATCCTTCCCGCCAGCAATCAAACTATCCGCAAGTTTCGTACCAGCAGTAACACCAGCCGCCAACACCTGCTGGAGACTCGTTTCGTTAAGCCCCATAGCAACAAGGGTTTTGATTCTTTCAGCAAACTCAACTGCCTTCTCAGCCTGTGCCTTGAACGCGTCAATCGTGGCTTGACCAGAAGTAGTCCCAATATCGTAAAACGAGTCAGCAATCCCCACCCCAATGGTTTTAGCCAATTCCGATGCTTCATTGACCAACTTATTAGTTTCACCGATTGTGCCAAGACCGTCAGCCGCGCCCTTAATCAACTCATCAGCCATAGCCCCACCAGCAACCGCGCCAGCACCAATAACCTGACTCAAAGCATTCTCATTCAAGCCAAGCGACTTCAACTGTTGCAGTTTTTGCCCAAAGTCTTTAGCCGCCTGAACCTTCAGTCGCAAGCCCTCAATAAACGATTTGCCAGCCTTGTCGGATTCTTTCTGTGCGTCAGCAACAGCGGTGTCTGAAAGCGCCAGTTTCTCCTGTGCTTTCGTAAGGGCTTCCGTATTGCGCGCTAAATCATCATAGATTTTGAGTTGGTCCTCGCGAGTCTTAGCCCTGCCGTACTGCGCCAACAGTCTGCCTTGCTCCGCTTGAAGATTGTTGACCAGCGATTGAGCATCACTTTGACCAAGCAAAGACTGCTTCAACGCTTCCTGAGCCGCCGTTTGACCTTCAATAATGCCTGTAAAAGCAGAAACCGAAAGCATCGCCTCGCTGACAGAAGAACTTAGTCTGTCGTGTGACTCCTTAACTTTGGCGCTATTTTCCTCAACCGCCGCGAACGCTTGCCCAAGGGAAGCCATGTCCTGAATGCTGTCTTTGATGCTCTTAGCAAAACTTTCCTGCGCGTCTTTCGCATTCTTGATTCGTTCCGTTGCCTTCGCGAGCGCGCCTTCGTAGGTCTTGGTTATTTCATCCCTCAAGCCCTTCATCCTTGACGCTGTTTCTGCACCCTTATCCGTCTTGGTGGTTTCAGTAAAAGTCTTTCCCGCGCTAACCAAGGCGGTCTTTTCTTTCTTCAAATCAGCAATAAGTTTTTGTAAATTGCCCATTAACTGACCCTGAACATAACCGCTCTCGCCACTGAACATTGACAGCCCCTTGCGAAGCAACTCTAATTTGTTGACGGCGGCGGTCATATCTAAATCAACGATTGCCACAGTGCGGATGTTTTGAAGCAAGCCGAGAGCAGTCATCAACTTTTCAACAGCCCCTTTTTGAAAGCCCGCATTTTTAGCCACTTCCAAAAACTTAGAAGCCAACACAGACTGCATCGCCGCAATATCGGCGCTTGACTTGCCCATGTTCTTCATCTCGGTCGCGTTTTTAGCGATATTGTCAGCCAGTTGCAAAGCCGAACCCGTCAAAGAATCAAAATTGCCCTTATTGGCGCGAACCTCGTCATGCAACGCGGTCATTTCTTTACGCATCTCCAACACTGACTTCGCGTTCTTATTAAACTCAATCTGTGCAACACCAAACAGTGCAGTCGCCAACTCCTCGGTCTTAAACTTGGCGTCGCCCTCCGCCAAAGTCAAAGCCTCCAACTTGCCAATCAGCGTTTGCATGGCTACAGCGGTTGTGCCAACCACCTGTGTTGACTTCAAATCCTCCGCTGTCTTTTCTTTTTGCTTAGCAATGAACTTGACATAACTAGCATTTAACTCAACCAAAACACGCTGAGCAACAATGGTTTCGTTCGTCAATCCTTCTGTCGCGGCTTGAGCACGAACTTTCTCCGCGACATCTGAAGCATAAGCCGCCTGCTCTTTACCCAAAGCAGAAATTTGAGACAACCTTGCCGTCACCAAATCTTGAATACTGGTTTTTTCCGCTTGGTCGTCAATCTCTTCCAAGGCTGTCGCATAGCCCTTGTATTCTTCTTTCACATTCCACAACACATCGCGTAAAGCCTCCTGAGAATGCACTTGGTCAGCAATCAATTGTGCCTGACTTGCCTCAACGCCCTGCGCCAACAAAAGACTCTTATAGTAAGCAACTCTTGCCACCCCACCCCTGTCCTGAGCGCCCTTCAAAAGCGTTAACTTGTCAGCAAAATCCGTAGCACTAACACCCATCGTGTTCAACGCGCTCGTCAGTTTGTCGCCGTCCTTGCCTGTCATCGTCAGTTGCTTTGCGACCCCATCAAGCGAAGCAAGATACTGCAAAGTAGCCTCTTTATTGCCCTTCAGAGCCTCAACATTCTCTTTCAAAGCGTCATTCAAATCGTTTGTGCGCTCTTTAGTCTGCTTAGACGCCGCTCCCAACATCTGAACAACCTTGATAACAGCAAAAATTGCTATCAACGGCAACAACACTTCCATCAGTGAAACAGCCATTGCTTTCGCCGCCAATCCAACAGCCTTGAATGCGGCGATGCCCGTAGCAGAAAAAGCCTTTAGAGCCGAACCCGTCTGTTGCAACCCAAATGCGAAGTTACTCTTCAGTCGCATCGCCGTTTCTTTCAACTGTAAGCCCATGAAGTGCAAGTTAAAGACAAGCGTTTTGATTGCTTGATTACCAGCAACGGCACCCTTGACAAAAGAGATAAGCATTGCGGAACCAATGAGATAGATGACGGGTTCCAGCGAACCAAATGCCGATGTCAGCAAGTAGATGCCTGCCGACAAAATAGATACAGCAACAGTCAGCGGTCCGACCAGAACATCCACCACATCGGCGATGGTTTCCACAATCTTCTCAGCCATCTTTGTAAACGCGATAGCCGTGTTTTTTACTGCGGGAAGCAGAGGCAAAAACGCCTTGACAATACGCATAAAGGACTCTCTTAACCGAGGACTTAGAGCCACCAGCACTGTAATAGCCCCGACCCAAGGGTTAAACACCGAGGCATATTTACCAATTACAGGAATCATGCTCAAAATGTTCTTGCCAGCCAACACCGACAACCCCGTGCCCATCGCCGCCAAAACAGGCAAAAACTTAGACACCGAAGCAGTCGCCGAAGCAACACCTGATTGGCTCAAACTTAAAGATTTAACAAAATTGGTCATGGCGCTGATGCCATTTACAAGCGGTTCAAGCAACTGGGTCATCACACCACTCATCACCTGCACCATTGGATGAAACGCACCGCCCTCCGAGACAGCCTGCGATATCGCTTTGGTAAAATCGTAAAACACCTTGATTGCAGGTCCGAAACCATCAAGCAAAGATTGACCTAAAGCAACCTGCATGTCGTTGACCAGACGAGGGAATGACCGCAAGACCTTGCCGGGTTCGGTCATCGCGGCTTCATAAATACCCGCTACCTTTGCTCCTTCAGACAGAATCAAGTTCGTAATAGCCTGCTGACGCTCCAAAGCAGACAAAGATGTAGAACTCTTGCCCAACTTCTTGCCGTATTCATCATAGGCTTCGCCAGCCATACGCGAGATACCCGCCGATTTCAACAACTGTGAGTTACCCGTTTGGATAGCCCTCGTCAGCAATTCAGCCGTATCAGTAGAGTTTCGTTGAGAAATAACAGCCAAGTCCTGACCGACACGGGCAACTTTTGCCGCGTCAGCCATATTCAGGTTGTTTTGAGCGTAGGTAATGGCAATCTTTTGAGCCGCCGCCATCTCAATTCCCTGCTTGCGAATTGCCTTAGCGGTGTCCATAATGGCTTTTTCGCCAAGCCCCGACGCCTTACCAATAGCGCCAATAGCCACACGCATCTCCGACACACGAGCCGCGGCATCAAACGCCTGCCTGCCCATCTTGTACATGGCAAAACCAGCACCACCAATAACCCCGCCAGCGATTGATAAAGAACGGTTGAGAGGGTTTAGTTTTGCTTGAAGTTGTTGAGCGGAAGCAGTAGCACTATTGAAGCCCCGCACCATCCCTGACGCGTCGGCTGACAATACCGCTTGGATATTCATATCATCAGCCATAAATTACTTCCTGCTTTGTCGTTGAGCCTGTTGAGCCTGTTCGTGATTTCTCAACTTAAACAGCGCCACCCACTCCACTATCTCCGCAGAAGAAATCGGTCTATGAGCGGGCGAACCATAAAGCAATTCAGCCACGGTACGCCCTAGCAACTCCGCTAGGTTAAAGAGGAATCGGCGCTCGCTATTGACAAGGAGCCTTTTCCCGCTTCATCCACCGCTTTTTCGCCGAAACCTGACAAAGCCATAGCAAGAGTAACAATCTTGTCCAACGCCGCGCCCGACTTCTCCATCACCAGAGAACGGTCATCGGCAGTAAACACTTGCTCACCAGTCTCAGGGTCAAATACGCATCCGACGATGATTTCAGGCATCATTTTGCCGAAGTTGATAGTGCCGTTGTTGTCGGCGGCGTCTTGGGTAATTGAAGCGCGACTAGCACCACTCATACCTCTGATTTCAATGGTCATACCCCATTCAGGAACAACAAGTTGTTCTCTCTGGGAATCATCTACTGCTAAAATGCGGTCACGAAGGGACACGGTTTTTCTCCTATTGGTTATGAGTAAGTGCCACGGGTGATGGCACCTGTAACTTGAAAGTCAGCCGAAGCAGATACAACATCTCCAACGGAAGAACCAACTTGGTACGAGGTCATAATACACTCGCCTGTGTACTTAATGGCACCCACGCCACTACCTTCAGGTCCAATTTCAAATGACAAGGTGGCGGCATTACCGACTACGCCAGCCAAATAACCATCGGCAGTAGCGTCAAAAAACCCTGACACGCCGATAGTCGCATCCGACAAACCTACGATGTAGGTCTTGGCATTGCCTGACGCGCCGAATGTTGTTGTTTCTGCCGTGTCAATGTTGCGAGGCAAACTGACCTCTGAGACATAACTTGACAAGGTACGAAGGGTGCCACCCGAATCGTCCAATTTGAATACTGCTGATTTACCATGTGCAAAAGCCATGTGTGTTACCTCCGAGAAAAGGAAATTTGATAGGTGATGGAACCCGTACCAGCGGACAAAGTTGCCTGTGCCCGAAGATAACGGTTGACGGTAGTGCCACTAGCGATAGCGACTCTTTCCGATGCTGTAACAACCGTTGCTACGGTTGTAAAAGTTGCAAGGTCAGCCCAAGTTGAGTTGTCGGCTGAATGCTGAACCTTAAAAACTGTGCCCACATCGCGGGTGTTCGCCGTCACATGCAACTGCGCCAATCCGCCATTTGCGCTAGAAGCGGCGTTGTCGTGACTTGTGGAGTTGGTTGTAGAAGATACAGATGCCAACAAGCACAAAGAAACGCCTGCGTCAATGCCTCCATCAGCCTGAGCGTCGTAAGAAACCGACACCACATCGCCAACAGGTGAAGAAACTTGGTAAGAAGTGCTTTTAGCCTTCAAAACAGCAACGCGCGAGCCAATGGCAAAGCCTTCTGGCGCGTAAGTTACAGGGGACAAAGAATCGGAACCCAAACTTGCTGTCAACACAGCATCAACTGCTGTAGAAGCACCGTCAAACAAACCTGAGCACGACAAAGTGCCGTCTTTTAGACCAGTAATGTAGGTTTTTCCGCCACCAGCGGCACCAAAAGTGGTTGTTTCGGCAGTATCTACCTGTACCGCGGTGCTGGCTTCGTTCAAAAAAGAACTCAAATCCGTAACGCCGTGAAGCACTGACACTGATTTACCATGAATAAAAGCCATTAGATTTCCACCGTTTCTTCAAGAACAACATCAGCAACGACATCAGGGGTCTTTTTTGACGCCACAACATCTTTGACTGGAGTAAATTCGTCCGCGCTATTCGCATCTTCCAACTCAATCAAACCTTGCTCGCGGAGCCATTTGATTGCTTTAGGAGGTAAGTCGTCCACGATTGCACCCGCTTCAACGCGGCGGTCAGGAGGGAAGTCAATCCCCTGCAAAACACGATATTTAGGCATTTCTACTCCTGAAAACAAGGCGTCAAAGCACCTCAGTTCCCACAGACCACTGAGGGCACGAACGGTGAAAGCCGAGGTCACAAGGACACTTACGCATCTGAATTTACTACCAAAGCCAGTTGGCTTGGGCTAAACCGTAGTTATCTTTTCAACGACCAATGATTGAATCCACCATTGTCTAAGAGGTACTTAGCCACTTTTGCGTTGCACACAGGGTCAAACAGCACGGTCATGTCGCCTTGTGGAGACTTGCACACCTGCGCTGTCACAGTTTTCCAACTTGAATTGACCTGCCAAAGTCCAGAGTCATACGATTTCACAGCAGGACACTTCCTGTACGCATCGTAAGGCATCAATTTGCAGTCCTTGACGCTCTTGCCTTTGCGATAGTTCCACCCGACCGCTTTGGGCGTACAACGCGACTCACGCCAAGCCAAATAACTGAACACCTCAATCGGCTCTAAACCCACCTTCTTCATCAAAGGTTCCCACTTGGGACAGCGATGAGTTTTGTCAGATGGGATTGACACAGACCTTTTGACCACCTTCACAGAGGTCACAGGGGGCTGTGAAGCCCCTGCAAATACGGGAGCACTCAAAGTGCCCCAAAACAAACAACAACAAAGTAATAAGCGTTTTAACAACAGCGCCTCCTAAATAGGCGAATACAACTACCAGTACAACTGGCTCTAAAGAGCGCACCTCAATGCCAACAAAGGTTCCAAAATCCGCAGACTTGAAACAACTCCCGACCGATTACTGTCCTCCTTCAAACAATCAATCGCTGGAGAAACCTTACCTGCCCTGCCCCCAAAAGTCAATCATGCTCCGTTTTTGGCTTTACACCGATGGCAGATAATTACCCACGGGCGCGTGACCAGAACCGCCAGCATCTTCTTGCATCGCCAGCATCGTGGCTCTTTATCCTCTGAAACCGAACCCCCATAAGGATTTGCTACGACAGCCATACGCTGTAATCGCATCCGATAATTGGACGGTCATCGCCGTCGCGCCCCATCGGGTACACCTCACTGGTCGCCAAAATCGTCAAAATCCCGACACCAGAAAGGGTCGTTTTGCGGACAGCGCCCAGCAAATTACGGACATCCACAGCCTTCGCGCGAGCAATCTGATAGTCGTTACGCCCAGCACGGCACAAAACACGGATACGAGGCACATCAAACGCCGTAACCCCTGCACCGAAGGTACTAGCCCCACCTGCCCCTTGCGACTCGTACAGAGTCACACAAGCATCAGGGGAATCAGGCATCCGAGCCAAAAAAATCGTTGTAGCCAAAGTCCCAATACCGTTTGAGACAAGGTAATTACCTAACGCATCAAGGACGGTCATATCTGCTCCTCTTGCCCTGCCTGATGCCCGCCACGAGCGTACAGAAGCCGTTGCATCTGCCTTTGAAGCCTCCCACCAAAGCCTTTACGAGCCTCTTCAACAGGGTCGCGCAGGTAGAACGCTTTACGACCCTGCGCGTGCTTCCATGTTTCGTTTTCGTGCTGGTCAAATGCGTAGTCAACCGACGCCCCGCCATAAGAAATCTCTACCATTGCTTTGTTGTTGTAAATGACAGGTTCATGCACCCGTCCAGAAGCAGACAAAAACCCGTACAGGAACGGCACTTCCATCCTACTTTCGCGCAGAATGGACTGAGCCTCGCTGTACAGCACCTCCTTGGCGATGGGCAACACCGACTGGCGTGCATCCCCCATAGTTTTCATAAACTTGCCATAGCCAGCGAGAGTGACCGTTATAGGAGCGCGAGCCATAGTTAGTTTCCAAACGAAACTGATGTGTGGTGCGCCCCAGATTCATCATTA